TGTAGTTGTTCCTGCAACTCTTAGAGGTTCTCCTGCTACAACTGTTCCACTTACTAATACAGATGCAAGTCCTTTAGTCTGAACGAAACCATAAGCGTTTGCAGCAATATCTGTAGCTGTTACACCTAAAGTTCTGTTTGTAACAGATGTTGGTGATACAACAATTCCAGAATATGGATTAACTGCCAAACCTGATAATGTTGTTGAATCTAATGCAACACTTACTGCATCATTTGATGCAAGTGTTACTGCTAAAGTAGCTGAAGCATCTGCTGCTGGGTTACTTGCAATTCTGTAGATTTGCCCTTCACCAGTACCATCGTTAGTGTAAATGTAACCATCTGCATATTGATCTTTTGTAGCTGCTGTAGCACCTAGAGTTACTGTAATTGATGTATCTCCAACTGATGCTGCTGCTGTAGTTAAATCCATATCATGGTTACCAATCATTGCTGCTGATGCAACAAGTTTACCAGAAGTAATTGCTCCTGAACCATTTAGAACGTATTTAAACTCACGCCCATCTGGTAGCTCTAGGATTGTTCCTAATGCTCTTTTTTTTGTGGTGTTTGTTACTTTTTCAGCACCAAAATCACCAAATATTCTATTTGGAAAACTCATTGTTTTCTCCTTATTTTAAGTTAACAGGCTCTATGTCCTGCGATCCACCGAAAATATTATCCTGGACTCGGTGAATCGTAACATCCAGTTAGACACAACCCTAGTCAACTAATGGATTACCATTTTTATCTAGGGTTGCACCTTTTATAAACGAAGGATTAATCGTTATTAATGGATGATCTGATTCTACTTTCTCTTTTGGAGGAGATAATTTCATACCTCTTTTAAAGTATCTTTTAAGACTGTCAGCATCACCTGGTAAATTTTTTATAGGTAACCATTGTTTTTCATGTTTACCTGTTTTTTCATTTACCACACCAATTTGTTTGTATAGTGTTACTCTCGGTACACCACCATAGGTTTCAATGTCGCCTATAGCGTAACCTTGTGAATTTACTGCATTTCTTAACTCAGTATCAATAGCCATTAATTTTCTCCTTTATTATGCGCTAGTTGAGTGATCGCCTATTTCATAGGTTAAACTTGCACCCTTAGAGTCGTCAAGCTCAAACATTCCATAGTCCTCAGTCATTACCATTTCAGTAGCTCTTAGAGAAGCATCCCTTTGTCTTTCAACATTTTGACCTGCTGATGTAATGTATCCCATAGCACCTTGTGTAGCAATTACACCAACACCAGCGTTATCTCCAACAGATTGTGAAATGTTACCATCTTCAAAGAATGGAACTCCACCAATTCTAACTCCTGTAAAGAAGTCTTTTACTGGTGGCCTGTTGAATACATCTGGCAATGGATATGTTGCCAAAGGTGTTTGTAAGCTCTGTGTTAGTTTAAAAATTGCGTTAGGGTGGTGAACGATGAATGGATTTAATCCAAACTTATCACCTTTTGCTCTAGCAATAACTGATGTAGCGTTTGCTAGTGTAAAGTTTGCGTTGTCAGCTCCTAAGCTAGTGCTGAAACCAGAAAACAATGCTATTGCATCTGTATCTTTTTTTCTAGCCATTGCATCACCAGCTTGTCTACCGACTACTGCCATAACGTCTTGGTTGAATTGTCTTGCCAATTTGTCAGTAATGATAAATTTTAAACCTACTTCTGATGTAGTAGCAGAAACAATAGAAGCATTAATATCTTCTGAATCTGTTAAATCAATACCATCAACTAAGTCTTGTGCATCCACTTGACCAGCTTTAGGAATGTCTAACTGTTTCTCACCTTTACCTAAAGTAAATTGTTCTATCAGTCCAACAACAGGCATATTGTGTTCTGCTGTGTATCTCATTTGAGCAATGATAGTATTCTGAATACTACCTAAATTCCCAGTAGAGGCAGATTGTGTGTTAGTTGCCATTGTTTAATTTTCCTTTAATTTAATTTTAATTAACCATGCCAATTAGGATTTAATCTCCTCATAGCTCCTTCATACATATCCATAGTAATCTTAGGATCACCACTTGCAAATCTGTCAATTATATCTTCATCATTGCTAGGTATGTTGTCAGGTGGCACATCGCCAGAGGTGTTAAGTTGTGGAGTAGTTTCTTTAACAACTCTTTGAGTTTGAGAAACTGCTGAGGCATACTTTTCCATTTGTTCAGGTGTACTAAACATTTCAAGTTCTGTAGCAGATACATTGTACCTGTTTGCAATTTGGCTAATGACAGTTATCCTGGCTTGTCTGTCTAGGTCTTGTTTTTGCTTTTCAATCTGTTGCTTTTCTTGATCCAATTTAAGTTGAGCCATTGCAGTTTGAGCTGCTGATTCACCTTCCTGGATAGCCTGATTTCTAGCTTGTTGGTCATCAACACCTTGTTGAATAAGCCATTGTGTTTTGTCATAAACAAATTTTTCTTTAGCTGAAAGAATCTGTTGTTCTGAATACTGTTGAGTAGTTTGAACACTAGTTTCTTGTAGCTGAGCAACTTGATTTTTTAGTTCCTCAATAGTCTTGTCTTGCTCTGCAGCACGTTTGTCATACGAACTTTGAATCTTAGATACTTCCTCGTTAGAGTAAGATTTAGACTCTTGTTCTGGTTGTTGCGTGTTGTCAGTTGTAACCTCTGTAGGTTCTGCTCCAGATTCCTGTTTCTCAGGCTCCCCAGATTCAACAGTTTCCTCAGCTCCTTGCGATAAACCTTTATCCACTTCTGCATCTACTTGCTCTTGTGGTGTTATATCGTTAAGAAGATTCGGATCCTCTTGTTGAGATTCCTGTGCGACAGCATCGGAAGAAGTTCTTTCAGTTGTCATCTATTCTCCTATACTAATATATGCGACAAATATGTCGCCCTATAATCGTAAATCTAGTTAGGTTGAATGTCAATCTCTCCTGTATGGAGATCCTTCTGGGAATTGGAAAGCTGGTACCGGGCCACCTTCTCCTTGTCTTAGACCAGGTGGTAATTCATTGTTTGTGCCTGTGGCTCTATCTAAAAATCTTGTTGGATTTATATCACCAACATCAACTGGCGCTAATCTTAAATTAAATGTTCTTGAATCCCAAAAGAATTTAGCATTAGGATCTAACGCTGTACCAGGACTACCAACTCTTTTAAATCTTTCTCTTTCTTTTTCAGATTTAACTCTACCTTCATACCAATACTTTAAAGGAAACACACCCATTCTTCCTGCCTGTAACATTACTTGCAATACTTCTGGATCATAATATTGGTCATTTGTGTTTCTAATTATGTAATCAATTTGTTCTTTATCAAAATCACCAATAACACTACCATCTTTAAGGGTAACTTCTCTACCAGCTAAAAGAGCTTTTTGTATATCATATTTTAATTGATCTACTTCTCTTTTATCAGAATCATAATAAATATCATTTAAATCATAATATTGATCTAAAGCTATTCTATTTTTATCTTTTTCTTCAAACGATGATGGTTGATTATATGGTTCTCCCTCAGAAAGCCTGACACCATATTCTGCGTTGTAGTAAAATTCATCTTCATCCCTTACATCCTTTGCAAAATCTTTTATTGTGTACCTATCTAACCTGTTATCTTTATAACCTCTTTTATAGTAAGTTAAATATAATTTTTGTCTTTCAACTCTATCTTCTTGAAGTTGTTGTATTGGAGTATTTACAGGTTCGGTTGATCTGCCTAATAATCTGCCAACACTTGATCTAAATAAACCTTCTTTTTCTTTTGCATATATTTGTTGTACTTTTTCTTTAAAATCTTTTTGTTGGTGAGGTTCTAGTCTTGTGTAATCAAAACCTTCTTTTCTTGCTTCTTCGGCTAGTATGTCTGTATATGTATACTCTGAGGATAAAATACCACCAAATTCTTGAAATGCGTATCCAGCGTTTGCACCATAATTTTGAACTAAATAACCTAAATCTTGTGCTTTCTTTTCAGATCGCAAGTATTCTGCTGTTGACTTACCAGCATCAACTACTGATTCACCAATATTTGTAAAAGAGAAAGGTGCAAAAGCATCACCTAAATACAATAATACATCTGCAGCTTGTTGCGTAAATGTATCTTGATCATTTCTAATTGGAGTACCATTCCATTCTTTATTTGTTAATAAATCAATAGGTAGTTTGTATGCACCAGAACCAACACTTTTTAATGTATCACGAACTTGCGATGCTGCTTGTCCAGCACTACCTACTTGACCTGCATGAAGCAATCCCATAGATAAATTAAAAAGGTGCATTGGTACATTGATTACCGAACCAAGCAATGAAACATCACCTCTTGGTGTTTTAATTGTCATAAAGTTACCATTTTTTCTTATCTTGCCTGTTCTAGGATCTCTAGTAATGGGATTAAAATCAGTTGGTTTACCTTGTGCGCTATTTATCATGTATGTAATCACCATTGCATAAAACATAAATTGTTGCAGTTCTCTTGCCATGATTTTTGCTTCAACATCTTTTGTAAATGGATTAGCAGTACCTTTCATAGCTTTGTAGAAGTTTCTAAGTCTTGTTGCGTAATATCTTGGTGCAAACAATAATGCAACTCCAAAGTCTTGTACTGTTCTATACCTTCTGCTTATGTTCATAGTGCCACTTAATCTGTTTGCTGTTTCAGCTAATTGCCTAAGTGTGCCATCTTGTGCCATTTCCTCAATAGTTTTGCCTCTGGCCATATATTGTCTAGTTAACTCATTTGCTCTTTTTAATCTGTAAATATTACCAAATGTAGTAAATGCTTGGTTGAATGGTAATTTATCAAACGCTGTTTGAACTCTACCTTTTTCAAATGGTTGCCCACCTATTTGTAAACTTATAACATCATCATTCTGTATCAATCCATAGTTAATCCAATCATTTGCTGTTAACATTCCAGTCTTAGATGCTTCTTCATCAAACTCAATAACTGCTTTACCATAAGCATCTTTGTCTAAAGCTAAAGCTCTCATGTTAGCTTTTACAGCTTTTCCCCAACTTTTAGGATCATTAAACAGTCCAGTTAATCCTTGAATACCAGGACCAGAGTTATCAAATGTTGCTTTTGTCATTAAGTAAACACCATTAAATGTCTGTGTTAGACTTCTAATAAATCCACCAGCTTTTCCAATAAAACCTTTTCTTTGATTATTTTCTAAACTTTGAAAGAAATTATTAAATGAATCTGCTGCATCTTCTGATAAATACAAATTATCTAGTTCTTTGTAACCTAAACTTTCTAATCTTGAAAAACCATAAATACCTGGATCTAAATTTTTTTGTGCATTTTTAAGTTCTTTTTTAATTGCCTTTGCATCTTTTTCAACCTTATCTAATTCAGCAATAATTTCTTTTCTTGTCATTGATGCGCTAGGCCCTGACTTGATTACATATCTTTTGTTTTCAAGTATGTCAATAATTTTATCTATATCTTCTGGTCTACCATTAAGCAAAGCATCTACAAATTCTTGCGTTCTTACCTCTAGTACATTTTTAAGATTTGTTAGTCTTGTAAAATTTTTCGTAATCTCTTTTTTCTTTTCAATTAAACCAGGTCTATCTATTGCAATTAAATCATCCATAGTCTTGAAAGCAATATTAAATTCTTGGCTGCAGTTTCCATAACATTCACAATGCTTTGCATCATAATTTCTCTAGCAGATTGAGTAACAGATTGTTTTAATGTTTGGTAAACATAACCATTATCAATACCCTCACCTTGTGTTTCAATCTCAGCACTCTTATTCCATTGTTTTGCTTTATTAAAACCTTTTTTTAGAGTAGTTCTTAGTTCATCTAATTTGCCTTCTTCTATTGCACCACCTCTTGGAATCCAGAAACCATTTTCAGGATTAATATCTTTTCTTGCTGTCATCGCATCAACAAATTGATATTTTTCATATATGTCTGGTATTTCTTTCCATAGTTGACTTAAAGGCAACATTGTATCTTGTATAGACTCTAATGCTTTAATCTGTTCTTGTGTTAAATTATATTTAAGAGGATCTGCAGCTAAGTCTGCTACTGTTGGTCTATAACTTTTTTCAATAACTTGATTTCCAACTTTAACTTGTTTTGTTATTAAACCAACGCCATTTACCAAACCTGTTTCTTTTTCTATATCAAAAACTTTGTTAGCTCTTGCATCTACCTCTGCAGCTATTTTTGCAACTTTTGAATTTACATTATTTACAGCGTTATCATAGAAAGTAATTATGCCTTCAATAATACTTTTTTCTCTATGTTTTATATTTAATTTTTCTGGATTAATTCCTGGTATTGATCTAAGAACTGCATAAACACGATTAACAATTTGTTGCTTTGCTGTATTTTCTAGTTCTATAGTTAAATCACCTATAAGTTGTTTAAATATTGCAGATGGAACAACTTTTGATACATCTTGACTATCAAGAATATCTTTTTCAACCACAATAACTTCTTCTACAATATTTTCATTTAAAGGCCTATTGTTATGTCTTTGCCTACCTTTATTTGTAAGTGGTATGTCATCTTCTTTACCTGTATTAATTATTGGGTCATTTAAATTATTTTTTGTAACAGGTGTATTTTTAGGATTAATATCACTTTCTTTTTCGTTAATTGGTATTTTATCTTCTGGTTTATAATTACCTTGTTCTCTTATATCTTTTTCAACTTGTTTCTTTTCATTAGTAGTTAATGGATCATCAATATCTTTATCAAAATTAGGATCATCAACAGATTTTTCTTGATACTTTACATCATCTTCAAGTGTTCTAAGTATTCTTCCAGAATCACCAGTAACTACTTCTGTGCCTTCTGGAGCTGCATCTCGTATTGCTTGTTCTAAAATATCAAGTTTTGTTCTTGGGCCAAACATAGTTGCTTGGCCAATGTTCTGTTCTACAAGTTCTTCATATTTACTTATCACGCTTGATATTTGTTTAGAACTAGCTGAACCTTTACCATGCCCATCAAATAATCTTAATAATTGTAATTCAACAGGATCTGATGCAAACTCATTAAACATTTGTGTTTGGTTTAAATAGTTGCTGACAGCTTCTCTTGCGCTTTGCTTGTTTTGTATAGCCAATTCTTTTATTTGTCTAAACCTTCTGATAGCACCAATAATATTGCCAGATATATCGTAATCAGTACCCTGTGTAAATTTACCAATCTTACCCTTAATAACTGCTAGTTGAGGTAGTGCTTCATCTATTGCGTTAAATAAAGATTTAGTTTGCTGGTCAGGTAACTCGTCAATATTTCTAATTAAAAAGTCTGCATTGTCTTGTCCAAATATTCTTACCCTTAAACCTTGCACTAATTTAGTAATACCTTCTTCTGTAAGTTTGCCACTCTTAAACCAATTCTTTGCGTTTGGATTACCTTTTACATGACTTAGAAATGCACTTACAACTTCTGAGTTACTTGCTGCTCTTAATGAATCTTGTATGGTTTTACCAACTGGTATTAGTCTATTAAGTAAATCAGATGACCAACCTTCTGCAAGTTGACCAGCTTCTTCTGCAGCACTAAATGCTTCAACATTAGATGTATTTGCATCAATAACATAGGATCTAATTTTATCGTTTGGTATTACTGTTTGCCTTTCTCTTACAATTACAGGTATGTTTTCTGACAAATCAAATTGATCTAAGTCTGTTCTAGGTATTCCAAATTCTTCTAGCCTTTCTCTTAACCTGGTTACATAAGCATCATAAACTTCTGGATAATCTTTTTTAGCTAATTTAATTGCCATCATTCGTTTGTTACCACTTTCAACGTGTTTACTTCCAATAATTGGCATACCTGAGTCTAACCTTAAAGTGTCATCAATCAAGTCATCAGCTCTTAAATTCTTTGCTAAATCAATAAGTTCAAGCTGTTCTTCTCTTGTTGTTAATCTTTCTCTAGGTTGTTTTATTTCTGGGTATCTTGGATCTTTTGCAAACGTAGGACTATATGGATCGTTGCTTGTAATAATATCATTTGCATCCATCAATTTAACTTTAAAGTTTAACCTTTGAAATTCTCCATCCCCTCTAAAACTTGGATCTGGTGAGTTGCCTGTTGTAGATGCACTTGTATCTCTACCATAAAATTCAAGTGGGTTTGGATCAGTAGATGCGCCACCTACTGTAGGCCTTTCATCAACTGGTATCACTCTGCTTGGCCTTGCTACGTTTGCTGCAGCTGGATTATTAATATAATCTTCCAGGCTTGGTGGATTTGATAACATTTTTTTAGTTGTGTTAGCAATTCCTCTAGTAGTTAAGTTAGCTACCAATGGTGATACTAATCCAAAAGCTGTGCCTCCAGCCTCAGTTGCAAATCTAATTCCAGTATCAAAAGCAAGTTCTGCTGCTAACCTTCTTTGAAAACTAGGGCTTTTTGAGATAGGTTCAGTTATTGCTTTTAAACCTCCAAAAAGTAATGCTCCTGGTTTACCTAATAAACCTGTACCTTTTAATGTGTTAAATGTACCTGAAATACTTTTTGATGCAAATCCAGTTCCAAGATAAACATCTAATGGTGATAAACCTAGCAATGTGTCTTGCGCTGCTTCGCCAAGAGTTTTATCACCAAATGGCAACTGTGTATTACCTATGCCTGTTTGAAAAAGTGGTTTAGTTTGTTCTCTAAATTTTCTTTGAAACTCTTGATCATATAAACTTTTTGTTGCTCTTTTTTCTACAAAAGGTTCTACTGGATCTTGAAATGCTTTTATACCTTCAAATGCTGTTCTTAGTAAATATTCACCAAATATTGGTGCATATTGTAAGCCACTAAATTTAGGTGATACCATAGTACCTCCTAAAATCCATACAGGAATCTAGTTGGAGGTGCTAATGATCTTGTAAATGGAGAACCTGCTTGTTGCTGTATTCTTGCAGATACTGGGAATTGTTCTAAAAATTGTGTAAATGTAGTTGTTGGTGTTTCTCCACGTCTTGCAGCACCAGCTATTTCACCTAGAAATTCGTTTCTTGCCTGTTGAAATACATTTGATATTGTTTCTCTTTTTCTTCTTTCAGTAGCAAATGGTTGTGCTACAGATTGAAATATACCAAATTGTCCTTCTGTAGAACCTTCTAAATAATCCAAAAAAGGATTTTGGAATCTTGGTTCCATGAATTGATTTCTATAACTTTCACCAAAATTAGGTGTAGTCATTATCTACCTCCAAGTCCGAAAGCACTTTGTAATGTTTCTGCAAACGTAGGTGCTACATCTTCTCCTGCTCTTGATCTTGTAAAGTAATCTGTATAAAGATCTTGCACAGATGGTAATTGACTTTCTATCAAATTAAATGCTGCTGATCCAACTCTGTTTTGTAGAGCTTGTCTACCAAGTTGTGCAAAGCCTTGCAATATTTCATTGTCTGTACCTTGTGCCAAACCAAATGGTGTTGTTCTTGCTCTAGCTCCTAAAACATCCCCAAGAATACTTGCAGTAGTTCCTGGCGTAAATGAGTTATCTCTTACGCCACTTACAATTTGATCAAATATATTAGCAGCACTTTGCCTTGCTTGTAATGGATTCTGCACTACAGCAAGATAATCATCAAAACCAGGTGCAGAACGATCTTGATCTGAAAAAAATTGACCACCTCTTAATACGTTTCCAAACCTAAAAGGATTAAAAAAATCAAAAGACTGATTAATTAAAGACCTTCTAAATGGATCTGTTAGTGGCCTTGAAGTTAATCCAAGTTGCCTTACAAACGCAGCCTGTGGATCTACTTCTGCTAAACTTAGTTGAGGTAATGTTGGGTTGACTGGTTGAGAAGGTAAAAATCCAGTATTAACTGCACTAGCAACTTGTTCATTTATTTCTTGTAAATTCTTTGAAATTTCCTCTTGCTGTTTTATTATCTCCTCATTTTCATCTGGATCACTAAATGCTGGAGGTACAATAGATACAAATCTATTATCGCCTTCACTACCAGTTGTAAATGCTGTTGGTGATGGTGCAGTTGGAACTGCTGGAGCTGAAAATGCAACTCTTGTTCCATCTGGTAATACTGTTTCTACTGGGTTTAATGACTGTTCAGCAGTAACGCTAAGAACAGTTGCTCCAGAATCTTCTGCATCTTGGTTTGCTAATCTTGATGCTTCAGCTGCTGAATTAGCTGTAATAATATAACTTCTTCCACCTTGTAAATTAACTCTATATCTGTTCATTTTTAATTACCTCTTGCTCCTGGTCTAGGTTCGCCAGGCGCTCTAGTATTGTTTGGAGGTGTTGTCCTCCTAAATAAATCATACCCACTTTCTGCTCCAGATACAACACCATTGTTGTTATTCATGCTTGGTCTTTCACCATTTGGATTAGGTTGTGGTTGTCCTGGTGGTTGTTGCATACCACCTTGTTGCATCATACCTAGTTGTGATTGCAAAGTCATAATTGCTTGTTGAAATTGTAGTTTCCTAATATATTCTTCTCGTTGCTCATTTATGTATTGGCGCTGAATCTGGTCTAAATAAAATTGTGCTTCTACTGGCCTTTGGTTTTCTAGTAAACCTTCCCACATATTGTACGCCATTGCTTTTGGTTCGTTCCTAACACCTTGCTGTGCCATAATCTCTTTCTTCCACTTGTCAGGATCTTCTACATCTAGTATTTCGTTAAAGATAAATGTATCTGGTGCTAGAGGAACTGGACCTTCTCTAAGCATTTGAGCAGTAGAGAATCTTGCAGGATCTTCCATTCCAAGAGAGTTCTTAAACATAATCTCTAGGTTACCTGCCTTTTTTAAATCATCTGGTTCTATTTCTTCATCAAAGTAAGTTTGTGTTTCTCCCATAACACCATCAAACTTTAATTTGCCAAACCTACCAGACTGGTATTGGTTTCTTAAAATATTTGCAATCTGTGTCATTGCACTACCCATAGCTTTCATTCTGTGTGCTACCTGGTGTTGCGCACCAGCTCTAAGTATGTTTGCAGCGTGTCCAGATAGTTGGAATTGTATATCACCAAAAACAATATCAGGTACAGTACCTTGTTGCATTTCGCTATTTACAGTTCCGATATATGCTCCTGCATCAGCTACCAGTTTCATTTCTGGAGCAAGTTCTATGTTCTCTCCATCTTTAAGTGATATATTCGCACCTTCTCTATAAGGATCATCCATAAGTCTAAGGTTTCCATCCCTACTTCTAAGTATCATTGGGTGCTTTACTGCACGTCTTACAAGTGTTTGCCAGTCTGATAATGACTTGTTTTGATTATCTATCAATCCTCTTATGTGTGAGAATACGCTTTCACCTACATCACCAAAGACATCATCACCACTATACTTACCTTGCACAAATGGTTGAGGCCCAACATACCCAATAAATGCAGGTACAATAGGTTCACCATTTAGGTTTCTGTTTTCGTGTCTTTGAGGCCTTACCAGGTATCTACCATTTGCGACTACACTTCTTGTAAACCTGTCAATATATTCGTGTACTTCTATTCCAGTTTCATAATCGTTACTAGAAAACTCCATGTTTACGTTATAAGTATTTTTTATAAACTCCGGGGTTCTTGACATTGTTCTAGCTATCCAATTTAATCCATCATGCCCTATCTTCCAGGTTGTGTTTAGAGGATCAAAAGGTTCTATTTCACATTTGATAGCACCATTATCTTGCTTGTTAAACATAGCTCTACCAGCGTACCAACCTCTTACAGCAATGTACCAGGCTAGTTGGTCTTGTAACATTGGAGATAGCATAGAAGTTAATCTATCATCGCCCATTCTTATACAACCTCTAATAAATTTTTCTAGGTTAGTTCCACTTTCAGCGGTTTCTGGATCGTTACGATTGTACCTAGTTCTTACAGTCATAGCTGCTTCGGTTAGGTAACTTATGATTTTATCTGCTGTGGTTCTAGGTTTATTACTTGTGTAAGATTGGTAACCTTCTCCAGCATCGTATTCTTCAAGTGAGTAGTAAGCATAATCTAGTTCCCACCTCTCTCTAAGTTTTAAATACTGAGGTTTTTCTCTTTCGTCTAGGACTAGATTTTCTATTTGTTTCGCTGTAAGTTTTTTTTCAGTTGTCATTTACCAATATGATATTAAAGGTTCTCTAGGATTACCAGAGCTTATTTCTCTAGCGTGTCCAAACTCATGTATCAAACCATAAGTTATTGCCTTTACAGCATGATTATACCTATCTCTAGGCGTTGTGCCTAGTACATTACCTTCTCTGTCTGTTGCCCAGCTATAAACTTTAGTTTGCCCATTAAAAGGATTTGGACCACCACCTAGCTCACTTATAATCCCTTTACAATCTGGTGAAAAAATAATTTTGGGTTCTTTGGAAATAGGATCTATCTTCAAAAAAGTATTAAATCTTTCAACACCTTCTATAATTCTGACATAAGTTGGTTCAAGATACAATCCTGCAATTTCTTGCCACACCTCAACTTGTGAAGGCATAGCTTGGTGCTGCGCTCCTGCCTGGTCAATAGCACCATACTTGTCTGCCTTGTTCCACCAGGAACGAGTCATAGCTATCTGAACTATCTCAGCTCCAATCTTTTCTTGCTCATATATTTCATCAAATACTCTTATCTGGCCATCTATCATCTGAGCAAACTCAACTGCATAAGCAGAGTCTGTAGCTCTTGAATAACCAGGATCTACCCAAACATACACAGGAACGCCCTCTACGAAGTCTACATCTTGGATATGAACCTCATTCCTAAACATTTCGTGTACTCTACCCTTTGGTGGACTAGGTACACCTGCAAATCTTTCCATAAACCAAGCTTCACTATGCGTGTTTTCTAGCTTGATTATCTCAGGATCCTCCCTGCCACCAGCAAAAAGTTCCGTATTAGTCCACGTTGGGAGGGAGAAGCTCTTGACGTTTTCAGTTTTCTGGACAGCAGGGGAGGACCAATGTATATATTTTTCTGGATACCAACCTAAACTACTCTCAAACGTACCCTCTAGCATTAACCAACCACGCTTTTCTACTAATCTTTCTTCTAATCGCCAGAAACTTTCTAAATCTAACTGTGATGCCTCACATCCGATAATACCAGCAGGGGCCTCCATTGCTAAACTCTTAAAATCACTAGCAGATTTAGTTTTTATAGCAATTTTTTCATGATTACACCTAGATTCACCACAAACACAAGTGTTTAGTCGTATGATTCCGGGGTTTATAGGCTTACTCATATCACCTAACAGGCCTAGATTACCTAAATCAGTACCAATATAGTTAAATTCTGCTCTAGTTCTCTCATAATCAGCAGCTACTAACCAGTAAATATCGCCAGGATTAGCAGTTTTATTAGCAATACTCTCTAAAATTTTAAGAGTCATGTATGCTCCAGCTAATCTGCTCTTACCTCCTCTTACACCACCTGCTACTAATTTATAGCGTGAAGGATCATCTAATATCTCTAACTGCGCCTCAGAGGGTTTTAAACGCATCTGAGCTAGTAATTTATCTCTAGTAGCCGTATCCATAATTATATTGTACAGATAATTTTAAATCTGTGGAATAGTACCTACTAACTATACTGCCTCTGATTCTAAGCTATACCCCCTCTATAATTTATTATTCTATACTGTTGCAATCTACTTCATAGATTGCTTTATGTATGATTGGAAGCTGTTGCTCACTTCGTTCGCTTTATAACCAAATTTTTTACGATTTTCGTAATTTTCCACCAGGTAGAAAAAAAAATAGCCTAGCAAAATATTATTCTACTAGACTATTAATTTATTATTTTAAATGTTTCTGTAAATCTATTGATAAATCTAGAAGAACTGAAACAATATCGTCAATCCCCTTTTGGCCTTCGTCTAATTCGGTTTCTAGATTATGCAATGACTCAAGCATATAATCATTTAAATTATATTCTTCTAAGTCATTGATTACGTCGGTTAAATGTTTATCAATTTCCTTAAGTGTTAAGTCTTTGTTCTCTGTCTGAAATGGTTTCATATTGCAAGTTTCCTTTCTTCTTCTGTGAGTTGTGTAGCCTGTCTAAATCTTGATATATCAAATCTTGGGTTGTCATCTACAAACACATTAATTAATTGATTTTCAATATTAGAAATAAGATTTTCGTATTGATTATCATCTATTCCCTGAATTGATAGCCTTTGATTTTTTAAAATCTGAGCTATTTTTATAAAATGCTTTTTAGTCATTTCTATAATCTCCCTTTTATAGTTTAGTTATTAAATAATTATAGCATTTTCACAGCTATAAATCACCTTTTTTTTATATAAATTTAATAGTTTTTTCTATTCCAGGCACTAAAGAAAATGGATCAAATTTTTTATTTTTGGGCCACGCCTGGCGTAATTTTTTTTTCAGAATTTTGCAGGGCAAATATTAAGTTCATGGCGTTGGTGTCGTTGTTTTCTTGGACTTTTCGGAAATCTTCTGGAGCTTGTTGCTCCAATAACCATTGTAGATTATTCCCCCCTTTATTATTCGTAGATTGTAAGGTTTGAATTGTTGAACTTATCCATCGTGCGTGCGTGCGTGTAGAGAGTACGTAAAACTTTGCATAATGTTCATCTTCAACAATATTATTTTCAATTGCTATTTTTCCCCTCTTTAACATTTCATTACCTCTACGCCTTCCGATTTTTGAAACATCAAGAGCAACATTAATATTTCCTATTAATAATAATTCTTTAAAATATCTTCTAAATAATCTATAAGATATATTAGTTCTTTTTGGTCTACCTAATATCTTAGTATTATTAATAGTAATAATATTATTATCTTCTTTATTATTATTAATAATATGAGTTGCCTGGATTTTAGATTTTTTGGTTTTTTGTGCTTTTTTTGTCATTTTCTTAAAATTTTGGCTTTCATATTTAGCCATATATCGCTTTTTTGTAAGTAAACAATGATATACATTATCCAGGATATTTTAACACAATGCTTAAATTCACTTAAAAAAAGTAATAAACATATGGAATTAAATTGTTTATACCTGTATAATTAGTATTAACTAAACTATTAAAGGGGGATAAATGAACCTAAAATCTAATGAAGGTTTGCAAGTATTTTTTAACGAGCTGGCACAGCTAAAAAAAGTAAAGCAAACATTCATGCACAAGTATCAACAAGAAGAATTTAATATTTCTTTTGATGACTTAAAAAAACAAAACGATTTTTTCAAAAAGGGAGAAAAGAAAAATGATTAAAGAGCCATTAAGAAAAGTTTTTCAAGATTGGTCTATAAATTTATATGTCAATCCTGATAAAACATATTCAGTAGTAGTATCATATTTTGATATTAATACTATTGATGAAAAAGTTTTTAAAGACTTTGAACAAGCAAAAAATAAATTTAAGGAAATAGTAAAAGAAGGTAAAAATGATTAATTACGTTACTCAAGATGAATTTATAAGCACATTCAAAAAAATTAGGCCTGAAAATTTCAGTTATGAAGGCCTTGAAGTATTGTTTGAGCATTTAGAAATGGTTGAAGGGGAAATGGATAAGCCAATGGAATTTGATGTAATTGGGATTTGTTGCGATTACACCGAATATGACAATGAAAAAGAATTGCTAGGTTATTACGATATGACCATTCAGGAAATTCAAGATAATACTTTTTGCTTTGAAGAATTTTATAAATCAGGAAGTAAAGAAAAATCTTACATTGTCGGAAACATTTAAATTAATAGAGCCTAGATTAAATTCTAGGCTCTTTTTTTTTATCTACTAAACAAAGGAGAAAATTATAATGAATAACAAAGAAAAATTAATTGAATGGTTAAAAGATTGCCCTGTTCCATATCATGTAGATACAGAGTTTATGGAAGTGGTAACAATAGGTTTTGATTTACAAAACACTTTACAAGAAAGAATAAAATTAATTAATGAAAGGAATAAAAATGAAAAAAGAAAATAAAATATTAGCAATTAATAAACCAATTCAAGAACTATCAGAAAAGGAAGTTGACGAAGTAATTAAGGAATTAATTAAAAATGGTTCACTAATAGAAGATGAATTTGGCAATGTATGGAAACCTACATTTTTAGATAGTTAAAACTACTCCCTTTAAAAAAAATACCCTAGATTTTTATAAGTCTAGGGTATTTATTTTTGTGTCGTTGTCTATATGGCCAAAATCAATAACAATTCTCGTATCTGTATTCAAAGTAACTATCTAAACAAAAATTGTGATAGTAATTCGTAGGTTCTAAACCACCTGTTACGCCACCACCATTAAAATACATATCATTCAAATTGTAGATAGGTTTTTCACAATACCAACATTCATACGAAACTTTTTTATCGTTGCGTTGATCCACCATAAAAGAAAGCATATTGTTACATTCTTTTTCATCATAAAGAACTAAGTCTAATCCGCCATTGTTATTACACGCACTATGGTTATCTTTACCATAAAATTCATCTACATCTTCTTTTGGGCAACTCATACTTATTGTTTTTTCTTTGTAATCATACTGCATACAAATTCCATAAATTGAACCTGGCCCTGTCCTATGTACAAAACATTCTAAGCAATATGTTTTCTTCCATTCGTCATCATTCCAAATGTAAAAGGTAAAGTTATTGTAAATGCCTGTTTTAAAAACTCTTTTATCGCAAGTATCACAAGTTATATCGTAATTTGGTTCAATATCACTTGTTATATATTCAGGTTTTAGTTTCCTATATAATCTAAAAACATCATCTACAAAATCCCATACACCTACATTTTCTTTGTTAATTGGTGTGAACTCTCTATATTCAAAGTCAGATATAGTTGCTATGTCATCTATATCAAAATATATTTTTACTTCACAATCATCTTTGTATTCATGAAAATCCCCACTTTCATCTTGCCAACAACCACAACCTCTTTCTTTAAGCATTGGTATAAACACATTGTCAAAGACTTCATCAAGTGAAACCAATACCCATTTTTTAGTATTTTGCCACCTTTGAATATAATGCTCGTGGCCCATTTCATCATAATCCTTTACCCAAAACATTGTTTTTAAATCTGTTGTTGAATTATTACCATTCATTTTTTTACTCCCTCATGTAAATCAATTAGTTTTTCTA